CTAACCGATGCTTACAATTCAACACCTGATACATCTGAGAATAGTGATGCTCTTTACTTTATAGATACTGCCAGAGACTTAGTTGATGAGCTAACAATCAATGTTGAGGATGATCAAGAAGCACCTGTTCCTCACGAAGACTTGAGAAAAGAAAAAGAATTTATTTAAAAAAAGTGCTTGCTTTTGTCAATATTTCTTTGTAATATAACGTATCGAAAATAACCAATAAATAATAAAAAGGATAAATAAATGACTTACTTATATGAATACACAATCTTAGATGACAACATTAAAGTTGAATATACATTCAGCACCGTTACTGATGGAATCAAAGTTGTCGATATGTGGGTTGATGATAAACCTCATAGTGTGAATTGGATGGGGCCTGAGGCCAGAGCTAAGCTAATGACTAGATTAGAAAATGATATGACTAACAGAATGTGTGGAACGCCTGATGATGATTCTATGATTGAACCTTTTATGAGAGCTAACAATATGTTTGATGAGGATGAAGTAGATGTAATCACAGACCATATCGAAACCGAAGTTTCAGAACAAGATGAATATTTTGAAGGTGGTGGTTACAATGGTTTTGAAACCGAAGTTGATCTCGATAGGGATATGCCTGGATTTGAGGGCACGTGGCTTGAACTAGAGGATATGGTTGATAACCACATCGGTGAACCTGAATTCTTAGGAGGCAGATAATATGTTTGGATTAAATGAAACAAGATATGGAACTCAAGACCTTATTGGTTGGGATGTAAATGGTGGTGTCGAAGACATCACCTTACACAACCTGCTCATAGAGGTAGGATTGTTAGACGAAGATCATAATCATGAGGACTTAACTGTGGTGTGGGAGTATGCCGACCAAGAAATATCCATCCAAGAGATATATGATAATGATTCAGGCAAAGTGCTATGGAGACTACCAGAGGATGAGCAATATTCAGATGAAGACGATATCATAATGAATTCACTTCTTATGTGGGGTGAGTTAGAAAGTACGATAATGTAATGGAATATTTTAAAGACATACTTCGTATATATAAGAAATCGGGATACGACTTAGCACTCTCTTACTCTCGTAACTTATTAGTCAACAACAAAATATCTTTTAACTCTCATAAGAAAATATCCGATTCTCTCTCATCATTCGAGGTGATGAATCGGAAGACACGAAAGATTTTACTTGACAAATCACTAATAATTTTGTAAATTACAATAACAATAATCGGAGAATATAATGGCAAAAGTAAACATAAAAGAGATTGACTTATCACAGTTCATGTTGAATGAAGATGATGAGATGATGATGAAAAAAATGGACAAGAAGTCTTCACCTGATGAAGATATCAAACCAAGTGTAAACCTTGACCTTGTAGATGAGGCAACACTAGAAGAGAATATCACAGCAGCTGGTGACTACTATGACTATGATGGAAGAGAATCTATCGATAGCCTGGAAGATATTGGAATGGATATTTACTAGGGAGATGATATTTATGAATATGGAAGTATCAAACGAAGAGCTACACAAGTTACTAACTAAGTTTATGGATCGTCTAGATAAGATGGATAAAGAACGAGATGTTATGAAGAAAAAACTTGATAGATTATCTCAACACGTTAGTGATGTAAACAAAGCAATTGATGAAGTTTACGATATCATGAATGACGGTGAAGTGCAAATTGATCATCTTACTGAAGAAGAACTTGAGCATGTAAAACATATTAGTAACTTGATTCAAGATAAAGAAGTTGACTTCTTAGATGATGATGAGTTCAGCGTCTTGATACATTCCGTGGTCGGAGAATCATAATCAAATGATATTTGAAATCCTCTGTGCCCTTCTTGGCATAATCTTAATCTTCTTAATTATGCTGGTATACTACAGTTTAAAACGTATATCTCAATATGAAGAACTAATATTACAAATAAATGATAAAATAGAATACGTAAATAAACAACTAAAACTAATAGACGAAAAAGGAACATTTCAAGCCGATGATGAAGTAGGTTTCTTTTTCTTAGAATTAAAAGAAATCGGCAAACTACTTGATGAACTATTTGAAGAGGTTGAAGATGCCCCCATTAAAGAAGAAAAGAAAAAAGAAGAGTAAGATATATTTTGGAACACCTGTACACAATGCTATTGTAGAGTATAATAGATCAGACAACATACCATTTAGACATAAAATATATACTGATGAAATACATCCAGCATTTTTAAAGTTAGCAGAAAACATAATAAATACATTTAAGTTTAGTTACTTTGATTATGGTTTTAGAGATTTACAGGAAGAAGTGGTATCCAACCTCGTAATCAATATGCACAAGTTTGATGAAACTCGTGGATCTAAAGCATTTAGTTATTTTTCGATTGTGGCTAAAAACTATTTGATATTAAATAACAATGCTAATTATAAAAAGATGAAGTCTCATGATGACATATCTATATTAAATGGGCATGGTATGTTTGATGATAAGATAGAAACTTCTACATCAAAAGAAATATTTGAAAAAACTGTTGATTACTTATACGAAAGATTAGATACTTTGTTTCCAAAACCAAAGGATCATCATGTTGCCGAGTCTATATTATATCTATGTAAGAACAAAGATCAGATTGATAACTTCAATAAGAAGGCTCTGTATATTATGATACGTGAGATGACAGATGTACAGACATCTAAGATAACCCAAATATCTAACGTGTTTCGCCGTATATATCCACGTATACAAGAGGAAATTCTAACAAAAGGACATATCAGCAATCTAGCGATAACTGGTTCTATATAATATTCCTTGTATCCTATATTTATAACTAGGATACTTATATGGATAATGACTTTAAAATATTTGGTGATAAGAATTTCTCCGATCTTTCCCAAGAGATATACGAGAATTCCAAGCTTAAAAAGACTCAGATTGATCTCTTGATTCAAGAGGTGCATGGTTACATACAAGGCATAGAGGATATTGCTGTTGTAGGACCTATTATAAAAGAACTGATGGATGTAGGGATTAAGAATGATGATAACCTGGTTAAGTTAGCAACTCTGTATCAAAGGCTTATGGCTAAAACTATGACAGCAGAATCAGATGTCACACTATTATCTGATGAAGAAAAGGAAGAGCTAATGGGTGCTCTTGAGGATGTATCAACTGATTTACAAAAAAAATCAGATGAAATGGGTATAGAAGAAATTAGAAAGAAATACGGAAACACATAATGTCTTTTAGTTTTCAGTTGGGCAGAGTGAAGTCAGTGTTTACATCTAACTTAGATAATAAACCATTAGAAAATACTCCAGCACAAACTGGTAGAATTTTATTTACTCCTGTTAACAACGAGGGAGCTTCAAGTAAAAGTTTATCAGCAGTGCCATTGTTTAGAGGCATTGGTGATTCAATACAACGTGGTGATTTGATTTTATATTCTATAATAGCAAAACATATTTACTATTTAGGGCCGTTGAATACACAAAATACGCCATCAAACACAACAGATCCTAGTTATAATCCTAGACGCGGTGGTTTAAATCAAAACGAAGATTTATCTAAAGACAATGCGGATGGTTCAAACAAATTGACACCAAATTATTCAATTCCTAAATTATCTAAATTACCTAATAATAAAATGGATTTTCCATCTATATCTGATAGAATAGATTATAACTCTATACTTTATAGTGAATCTACATTTTCAGATTTAACTCTTGAGGGTAGATATGGCAATGCTATTAGATTAGGCGCTCGTAATCAAAACCCAAATCTTGTAATATCAAATCACAATAAAACGGAAATAGAAACTTTAGGTGGTGGTGGTTCTATATTTGCCATGACATCTATTGGAACTATTGATAATAATTTCCCAACTGAAATACATGATGAAATTGAAAACAATGAAGCGGTTAGTAAACCTGGATATAGATTATCAGCAGACTCGGATGGATATAATATTGCCAGGGGAAATGATATAGTAAATGAAGAAAAACCTGAGAGTCAATTTAACTATAGATATGGGTTTATAAAAGATTATGATCCTGAAGAACTAACACCTAATAACGAATTTGATCAAATTATAATATCTTCTGATAGAATAATATTTAATTCAACAGTTGAAGATATAACGGTATCAGCAAATCGTAATATTAATCTAGGAAGCAATAAGAACTTTACATTAAACAATAAAGGTTTCTCAGTATTTCAATCTCCAAATATTTATATAGGAGAAGCTGCCAAACAAAGGGTTCAACCAATGGTATTGGGTGATCAGCTTCAAAAATTATTAGTAAGGATATTAAGATTA